TATGTCATTTAGCGCTTCGACTTCGGCCGCAAGGGCGGATTTTCTTTGTTCGGAGGCCGCTTCCTTGGTCAGTATCCCGAGCTTTTCCTGCCGATCGATCCTTTCGAGTTCTGCCGCGTAGGTTTTCGTGGCGGCTTCGCGCTCTTTGGTGATCTTGTCTTGTCGTTCTTGCGCTTCCCTTGCGGTCTTCTCTGCTTCCTGCCGCGTTCGTTCGGCAAGTTCTCTTTCGAGTCGCGCCTTTTTCTGAATGGGATCTTCGAGGCCCGCATAGAGGACAAGTAAGTCCTTTACTTTATTTTCCATTTCGACGGTGGATATTCGAAATAGCTCAACCAGTTTCAGCGCTCCAACCATCGCAAGGGAAATTCCGCCGACTATGGGGTTTATAACGGTCACTATCGCGGCAAACCCTAATTCAACCGCATTGAGCGCCGTCGTAACGGCCGCTTTGTTGTCAATAATCCACTTAAAGGTCGAAGTAAGCGCATCCCTGACGGGCGCTATCGTTTCGGCTATGGATTTCCCCATTGCCGACATAAGGTCAGACCATGCGTTTTCAAAATTCTTGATGGAAATATCGGTCGAGTCTTTTAGTGTTCCGGCAAACTCGCCGTATTTGCCATTGAGAACCTTGATGCCTTCGCCGTTTTTGAGCTGTTCAGCGGTAAGCCCTTCAAGGGCGAGCCTGACCGCTCCCGTTCGCGGCATAAGCCCGGTTAGGGTTTGAGTCAGCTGCGTTAGTGCTGAATTTACGTCGCCACCGAGGACGTTTGACATCCCGAGGGCGGTTTCAAGCATCATCTTTATTTCGGTATTATTTCGCCCTGTTGCCGCAAGCATGGCGATGATGCTTTGCGTGTCGGCTTCGGCTATGCCCGCGAGGGAGGCGAAAACCGGGACATAATCGTCCAGGGCTTTCTTCCCTTGCGCTGTGATGGCGACGGAGGCGGCGAGGGCGGCGTTGTACTTGAGCTGTGCGGTCTCGTCGTCGCGGAATGCCTGCACCATCTTCGAGGCTGCGTCGTAGGCGATCTTGAAGGCTCCGGCCAGCCCGGCCGCCCCGAGCAGCCCGGTGAGCGTCGAGGTTCCGATGCCGAGCTTGCCTATAGCGTCGGTCGCCTGATTCATGGCCGATTGGAGCGAGGTTGAGTCTCCGGTGATTTTTACCGCTAGCTCGTCAATTTCCATCAATCGCCCCTATGCCATAAATGCTGGCAAATAATCGTCTTCATCGTCCTCGGCCGCCCCTGGATTCGCCTGTTCCTGCCATGCCCGCCATGTCTCGTCGGCGCTGTCCTTGTCCATCGTCCCGGATGCCAACTGCGCTTCCTGGACGCGCCTGATGCTTTCCTCGGCGCGAAGCCGGGGCAGCATCGTGGTGAAGGCGTTCAGCCAGCGCATCGGCATTTTCAGCCAGATGAGCGGGTCGCCCGCCCTGTACCGATCTTGCAATCGCGGGATCAGGTCGCCGTAGTCTGCTGGTCCTCGGTCTTCTCCGGCGCCTTCATCGCCGCCTGCAGCGTCCTCGTGGCGACGGTAAAAAAACAGGTCAGCACCTTTTGCTTCTTCTCGATGGAGATGCGCTCGGCCACGTCGTGCGGGATGCCCATGAGGACGGTCTCGACCATCTCGCAGAGGCCGCGCTCGAATTCCTCGTAGGCCGCAGGATCAAGCTCGTCCGCCTTGTCTGCCTGGTCGCTGACGGACCGATATTTCTTGATAAACTTGGAGTATCTGACGAGGCCCATGTCCTCGTAGTCGAGGAGCGGGTAGTCTTTGCCGAACACGGACACGATTTCCCGATCCGGCGCGATGTCGTCAATCGTCAGGATTGCCTTTTTCTCTGCCATATTTCCCTCCTAGGAAATGCCGGGAGCTTGCGCCCCCGGCTCATTTAAGCTATGCGCTCGGGATGACTGCAATGGCCTTCGCCACGCAGGAAACGCCGGAATTGTCCTTGAGGTCGGCGGTAACGAAGACCGTGTGCAAGCCCGTGGTGAGGGCCGAGAACACGACGGTGAGCGTCGGCGCGACCCCTGCAGCGCTCGGCGTGAAGGTCGTGGGAACGAGGAGCGCCTTGGTGGTGTCCAGGATGGCGTAGACGTTGAGCGCGTTCGCGTTGGCGATCGCCGCCGTTCCGCCGCCCGCCTTGGCGAAGGTCAGCACCATGGTCTTGGTGGACGCCACGCCGGTGCCGGAGGTCAGGGTCAGGGCGCCGAGGTCAGCGCCGCCCGACTGCACGACGGTGGAGAAGAAGCCGGTGACGAGGGCCGCGGAGGCGTTCGCGTCGTCCGTGCGCATCTTGTGCTCCCACACGCCAGTGGAGACGAGGGGGAAGAATTCGGCCTTGAGAGCCTTGCGGCGCAGGGTGACGGACTCGCCCTTGGTGTCATTGGCCTCATCAGGGGGCATGAACACGCCCGAGAGGAGCCAGACATAGGTGAAGACGCTCGAGCCGGTGTGGCGCACCTTGTAGCCGAGCGCGAGGCGCGGGGGCTGGTCGTTCTTGCTCTTGACGATGGAGCCGGCCGCGTAGGTATGGCCGAAAATCTCGGCCTCGGCCGAAGGCTCGATGTCGTTGAGTTCCACCTGCACATCGATCTTTCCGATCGAGGCGAGGACGTGCTGCCCGGCGTTGTCGTCGCCCGCGAGCTTGGCGATGGAGGGGTTCGGGTTGACAGAGATCTTCCCCAGTCCCGCGAGGGATTTGACCGCTCCGTAGGTGGCGGCGCCGCCCACGATGTCGGTTCCGGCGTTCATGAGCGCGTAGACGAGGTCGCTTGCGCCGAAAGCCGGTCTAGCTGCATAAGCCATTTTTAGACTCCTTTATGCAAGATCCTCGGCGCACAAAGTCCGCCGGTATCTTGAGTTTTTGTGTTTGACGTTCAAGTCCGCGTCAGGGACATCCGCTGAAAATTCGCGCGCATAGAAAAGCCCGATCATTACCGCGTGGAGCGCATCATCGATGGCCGAGGTTGAGCCGCCCGAGACGTAGATGTCGAAGGTAAAGACGGACTCGGTAGCCAGGGGCGCATCGTCCGCGAAGTGCCTGTCGGCTGCGTTCGCCTCGGTGTAGATCAGGCAAGGGAAGGCCGCCACTTTTCCGGGGTGCTGGGGCAGGAGGTGAGTCTGCCCGCCGATGGCCGCCACGAGTGCGGTGTTGGCGAGGAGCTTTCCCACGATCCAGGCTTTCACGTTCATTCGGCGCTCCCTACGCTTTCAGGATCCTTAACCACGGCGGCCAGTTTGTTCTTGATCCATTCCCGGTTGCGCTCGATGGCCGGGACCATGAAGGGCCGCGGCTGCATCCTGGTCGTTCCAAATTCAAGATAGGGCGCGTACTCAACATTGGTCCCGACATAGGCCACGGCCTCGCCCGACTCCATTTCCACGCGGTGCGTAATCGAGGCGCGAAGGCGCCCGGTATCCACGGCGGGGGCTTCCCCGGGGGCGCTCGGTCCGTCCGGCGTCATGTTCTCCTTGATGTCGCGCTCTACCTTGAGGGCGCAGGAGTTGACGGCCTTCTTCGTGTCGTTATCCAGCTTCTCCCGGCGCTGCCTGAACTTGGCTTGTAGGGCGGCCACCTGTTCAGCAATGGCGGGGTCTAGTTCGAAACTCATGCGCCGCCGCCTTGCACGGGGATGAGGATCACGGCGGTATGTGACGGCCATGGGTTCACGGCAACGATGTCGTACTTGGTCGCCCCGTCGTAGAGCCTGCGCCCGCGCTGGATTTCCGGGTCGTTGTTGCAGAGGAACAGCATCGCATCGGCCGCGGCGCCCGAAATGCCATAAAGAGCACATTCCTGCTCGGTGAGGCTTCGCGGCTGCAGATTTCCCGACTGGCCCACGGCGCCATACGTAACCAGTTCACCTCCGTCGGTGACGAGTTCTCCGCCGTCGGTCACGGCATGGATTTTTTGCCATGTCTTGACGGGGTTGTTCTCGGCGTCGTAGGTGAGCGTGGCCTCGTACAGGTCAAGGGCCTTGTTGCGGATCATGCGGCGATCCTCGCGTAGCGAGCGAGCGCCTTCCTGAGGTCGGCATTGAGGAGGCTTCCGCCTTCGGCGAAGGTATAGGAGACCTGGCCTTCCTTGATGGAGGTCAAACCGTCCGCGCCCTTCTGAACCGCTCCGTACCTGATGCAAACCGCCGCTTCCGCGATGGCCTCGAGATCGGCCGGGAGCGAGTCAGCGGAGCCCGCCACATAGTGCGGCGTGGCCGGGGAGGTCGTTACATCGTCGGGGAGGTAGTAGCCCGCCTCATAGGTGACGAGGATTTCCCTGTCGCCGTCGTAGGCGTCGGGGATGAGGCCGCGATAGAGCATGGCCCCGTTCCAGCCGTCAGGTTTATAGATGCGCCCAACGGCGGCGTCAGCCGCGCTCATGAAGTAGTCCGATTCGACGGTCAGCAGGGCGCCGCCCAGGGTCACGCTCGTGAGCGCCTGGATCGGCCACTCGCGGAGGTAGAGGTAGGGCTGGCCGTTGACGGCGTAGGGCTCGGCGGTGTAGGTCGCCCGCTTTAGTACTCGCCCCGTGGCTGCGCAGATAGCCGCGCTGGCCTTGGTGATGAGCATTTCGAGCAAGGTGTCCTTCGTCGTGTCGCTCGTGATTCCGAGGAGGAGCTTCACATTCGCCAGGGTGCAGAGTCCGTCAACGGCCGCCATTCCTATCTCCCGTAAACCGTGGAGGTGTCGGCGTCCACGTCCTTATCGAAGAGCACGACTTCGGCGGCGAGCTGGTTCTTGGGCGAGCTGCCGGCGGTGTAGGTCGTGTCATTCGTGAAGCGGATATAGCGCTTGGCCTTCGAGAGGTCGATGTTGTACTGGGCGATGCCCGCCGTCTTGATGTTCTTGGCGGTCTCGAGGGTGGCGAAGGTGGCCGCGTCGGAAAGGGCGGAGTTGTCGCCGTCCTCAACGATGAGGGAGGCGGTGGCGGCGTTGGGGCTGCCGGTCGACGCCTCGAAGGAATAGATCAGCAGGGCGGACTGGTAGCCGAGCCGGTCGATGATCGCACCAACGATCGCCGTGCCGTCGTCCAGCGTGGAGGGCAGGGCCTTCGCGGCGGTCAGCTTCCCGAAAGAATTTACGATGCTCATACTATTCTCCTTTGCCCTTAGGCGACCGAGTAAATGCCATGCACGAAGGCGAGCGGCTGGCTGACGTTGAAATCGTGCTCAGCGACTACCTTGATGACGGTCTCGTCGCGGTCGAAAGCGCTGTAGGCGGTGGCGCCCGACATGTAGGTGGCCTCTTTGCTCATGGTCAGCTCCATATCGCGGGAGGCACCCCAGAGGAAATAGTCCCAGTCTCCGAGCCAGAGATCGGCGTAGTCGGTCGTGGTGTCGGTGTAGCTCGATCCGGTGGTCACGACGAAGGGGATGCCCTCGACGGTCTTGGAGTTGTTCATTTCGTCGCGGTAGATGAAGGCGCCGACGGTGGTCTTGAGATTCTTGAGCCAGCCTTCCATCGCGGGGGACATGACCCAGTAGGGGCGGCTCATGGCGACATTCGCCTGCCTGAGGAGGGAGATCATATCGACGGTCGCGGCGGCGGTGAGCGCGGTAGAGGCGCTTCCCGAGGACTGGATGCCAGTGATGCCCGAGAGGCCGAGGGGCTGATAGGACCCACCAGTTCCATAGAGGGCGGCGTCGTTCACTGCCAGGGTCAGTTTGCGCTGGAGGTCACGGGCGCAGAACGATTCGAGCCCCACGGCGCTATAGCGTAGCAGGCTGTTGGAAATGGGGAGCTTGGCGTAGAGCTTCTTCGCCGAGAGCTTCACGTCGCCGAGCACGATTCCGGTGGGCGTGGTTGCGGGGATTTCGCCGACCCAGCCAACCGTGGACGAAGTATTCACGCGGGGCAGGGTGAGATTTCCGTTGGGCATAGGGAGCTTCGACATTCCGATCTTGTCCAGGAAAGTCTCCTGGTAGAGCGGCTCGATCAGCTGGCCCATGATGGGATGGGGAATAGTAAAGCCACCAGTGGAGGGAACGCCGGCTTCCATCGTTTTCTTGATGTAGCCGTCGATCTCCTTGTCGCCGTCGTAGTTTTTCTTGGAGAAGGCGAGCATCTTCTCGGGGTCACACTGCCCAGCGGCCGCGGCGATGATGATGCGCCCCAGCTTCTGCATGGGGGTCATTGCCTTTACGCCGCTCGAGTCCTCGCGCATGCGGTTGGCCTCGTAGACTTCCTGGAACTGCGCGCGGAGGGCGGTTTTGTGCTCCTCCTCGTGCGCCTTGTCCGCGGCTGCCTTCTCGGCGAGCGCGGCTTCGACGGCGGCTTTCGATCCGTCATCGATCATTTTCTTGAGCTCAACATCGGTAAGCTGCATTTGCTTACTCCTTGTCGTGAGATTGGCCGTTCTTCGGCTCGTCGAACTCGTATACGCGAGTATTGACGATTTCGATTATGCCGTCCGCGTTCTTCGCGTCGGGCTTGGTGCCTTTCGGGGATTCCTCTTCGCCTTCATCGTCGCCCTGGTCCAGGTCGCCAACGAGGGTTCCATACTCCGCGCGGGCTTCGTCGAGGACGCGGTTGCATTCGTCCAGCTTCCCCCGGATAGCCCGGAGGGAAGCGAGCGAGGCGGCGGAGAGGCGGCGGCCCTGCTTGGCGGTCGCCTGGAAGCTCTTGATGACGGTCTCGTCCACCTTGGCCCCGCGCATGATGGCCACGGCGTTGGCGTTGGCCGGTACGGGGACGATGGAAAGCTCCATGAGTTCCTGCTCGACGAAGCGGCGCCCGGTCCAGTGGCCGTCGCCGTCGAGGATCGGCTCGACCTTGATGCCTCGGAATCCGACGGACACCGCATTCAATAGGCCGAGCTTGGCGAGGTTGTAGACTGAGTCCACAAAGAGGGCGTGCTCGGAAGGCTCGCCCTCGGGGGAAATATCCTTGATCGCGGGGAAGGATACGTCGATGACAAGCTGGCGCGCGGCGGGGTCGATGATGACAGACACGGCCTTGCCCACGGGAAGCTCTCCGTAGTCGTGGCCGTAGAGCACGACGGGATTCTTTAGGTAGTTGTCCAGCTTCCAGCCGGTCGCGGTGACAATGTCTCCGTCCCGGTCAAGGGACTCGTCCGAGGCGATGAAGCGGATGATGCGCTCGCCCTGCGTCGCGGCCTTGACGGTCAGCGTTCGGCTTTCGTTCATGTTCATGCCGTTCTCCTTGCTACCTTATGGGTAACGGCCTTGGTCGTGACCTTGATCGCCTGGGTCAGATTCCGCTCGAAGTTCTCGCGGAAATTGGCCTTGACGCTTGGAACGAAGATCCCGACGATACGGCGCCAGAGCGGATAGCGGAACACGGCCCGCTGCTCGGCGAGAGTGCGCTGCGCGATCGGCTCAACGCGCTTTCGCGCGGCCTTCATCTTTCGGCTGCTCATCATTCGCCCCAGGTGGCGAAGGCAACGGCGGCGCGGACCCATGTATCGGTCGCCGTGCAGAGGTAGATGTAAGTTCCGTCCTGCGCCCACTGGCCTTTCGTTCCGGCGGCTCCGGCCGTGGCGGGAGGCGCGACGAGGCAGAGCGGGTCGGTCAGCGCGGCCTGTTTGCCGTTGAACGCCGCCCAGTCTTCCTTCGTCAGCTTGCCGTCATGTGAGGCGTCGGCGTTGACGAGCGCGGCCTGCTTCTTGTTGAAGGTGTCGAAGTCCTCTTTCTTCAAGTAGCCGTCGGCGATTGCGGTGGCTGGCACGAGCTTCGCGTAAATCTCGGTAAACATGTCATTGATCGCGGCCCTAATCACTGCGCCTGCGCTTCCGTTCTCTATCGTTATTTTCGCCATGGTTCAGTCCTTCCAGGCGCGGGTGTCGTCCCATGCGTCTGTATCGATCCATACATACCTGATCCCGGCAAAGCCGAGAGCATCCGTCGAAGCGAGAAGTGAGCGATCAGGCCCGAGCGGGGCGGCATTCTCTCCGGCGTTCATCACATGCCCCCGAGGTAGAGGATCGCCGAGCCTGAGGCGAGCTTTACGCTTGCGAACTTGCCGTAGAGCGCGAAATTGGCGGCGAAGGCGAGGCCGTCCAGCGTCCCCGTAATGGGCGCCGAGGCGTCGGCCACGATCTCCGTCACGACGCTGTCAGTGAGGAACTTGATCACGGCGTAGCACGTCCCCACGGCGGCGGTATGCTTGGCGGTGTCGGAGATGACTTCCAGCCCAGCCTGTCCCGCCATTGCCTGGATGATGTCGGCCTGGTTCACGGTCGTGAGGTCGTTTTTCAGCAGCTCGCCATTCGCGGCGGCCTGTCCGTTTTTCATGCGTTACTCCTCGAGCACGGGAAGGACCGTGCATCGGCACTGGATTACCTCGCCGGCGCTTCCTGTCGGGTCGCCGGGATACTGTAGGGCTTCTCCGCCCACGATAAACGGCTCATCGATTCCCACGATCTGCCCGTCTGCCGCGGCGTGCTCGTCACGCGTCCGGTCGTCCTGCGTGGCGAGCCATTCCTTTTTCGTCACGCCCTCGCCCTTGTAGACCTCGAATTCGCCGGTGTTTACGCTCGACATGGTTTCCGTTCGGGCGATGACCTTGGCGCGGTTCTTCGACATGTTGTCGTAGACTCCGTCCGTGGCTTCGCGGATTCTGGCCGCTATCTTTGACATCGACTCGCCGGACTGCACGCCCTCTGAGACTTCGGCCGCCAGCTTCTCGCGCAGCGCGGCCCGCGTCGTATCGTTGATCTCCTTGGCCTTCATGAGTCCAGCTTGATCCACCCAAGCGTTGAACTTCGGATCGTAGAGCGAAAAGTCCAGCCCGCGCCCGAGCACTTCCTGGGCAAGCTCGAAGCCCTGCTTCATGCTCTTGAGCCACGCAGGGGCGAGGCCCGACTTCACGGCGGCGTCTGCGGTCTTCCCGAGTACCTTCTGACACGTGCGCTCGACCGCTCCCGCGAAGTCTCGGGAGTTGCCCAGCTCGGACTTGAAGGTGTCATGGAATAGCTTCGCTTGTGCCGCGGCCAGCTTCTCGACAGCCTTGGAAAAGAGCCCTTCGCCTGATACTGCCGTCGCGTCGAAGGTCTTCCAGATCGCGGACTTCTGCTCGGGCGTAAAGTGGCCCTTGGCGGATTTCGTGATGGAAAACTCGATTGTCTTGGCAGGAGGTTCGGCCGGGGCCGCTTCGGGCGCAGGCGCGGGCTCAGGCTCCGGCTTCTCTCCGGGCTTCATTTCGGTGAGCGAGAAGGGCACGACGTAGACGTTGTCTTTCGACTCGTCCACCGGGTAGCCCATAGCCTTGCGCCACTCCGCGCGGGTCAGCATTCCGCGTTCGGCGCCGGCGTTCACCTTTGTGAGTTTGAACGCCTCATCCTGCGGCACGGTGTTTTTATGCCGGTACACAATGCGGTCGTCGTAGTCGCTGGCGATGAGCTGGCGCGTGATCGTCGCATCGAGGGAGGCGAACTCGGGGGTTAGGGCGCTCTTGGTGAAAAGATAATAGGCGGCATCGATCGTCGCCCGGTTGGAGTTCTCGAGGATTCCCGCGATCTCGGGCGGGAGCTGCTCGTGCTGGTTCGCCATGTCGCGCAGGAACTTGCGAGATTCAACGAAGTCCATTTCGCGGGCGCTGTCGGAAAGCTTCTCGACCTTCGCGCCTTCCCAGGTCAGGAACGCGGGCGCACGAGCCTTGAGGAATCCGCCGACGCGCTGCAGCCATGAGGTCTTGAGCTGCTCCACTTCCTCGGGGCTTGCCCCCGGCGCATGGATGGCGAGGGGCGGGGTCGCGTCGTTGTAGAAATAATTCTTGGCATACTTGGCGGCCAGCTCGTCGCTCTCGTATTCATCCAGCATATTCTCAGATCGTCCGCGGCCCCGGCTGTACGGGTCGGTAACGTTCGGGCTCTTGAACCACACCATATCTTCGGGCGCGGCCTTGATTGCCTGCCCGCCCGCGACGCCTGAGGGCACGAAAAGGAAATAGGGGCTGCCCAGGCTCGGGGTCTGCAAGCACCACGATTTCGGCATGATGTAGAGCGATTCAATGGCGGAGCCGTTCCTGATTTTCCACCAGTATGCTTCCCCGGTCACGCGCTTGTAGACGTAGGTGAGATACATGAGGACGGCTCCGTCGATCTCGGGGTAGGCGGGGCAAGGATTCGTCAATAGCTCGATGGCGGGATGATTCTTTATCGGCTGCGCTTCGTCGGGCGATTCGTCCCAGGCGGCCTTGTCGTAGAGCGCCCAGGGCGTCCCGGCGATGTGCTGCGCCTTGATGTCGATAGCATCCATGCGCGGCGAGGTATGATAAAGCTCCAGGAGCGCGGCGACATTGCCCTCGGGCGCCTGCGTCCAGAGCTTCTGCAGGCCGCCTTTCCGTGAGTCAAACTCGGGGCGGCGCTTTACTGCCATGCTTATTTCCTGCCCTTCTTAGGCTTAGTGGTCATGGGCTTCGTTTCGATGGCGACGGCGGGTTTCGTCTCAACCGTGGCCGGCTTGGCGAACTGCGCATCATGGCAGGTCGTACACTTGCCGTCGTCGTAGTTGTAGTGGCGATTACATACCGATTTCCCGCACTGGCGGCACTTCAAAACGGCAGGGTATCCGCAGATATAGCAGGCCATATTCAACTCCTACAGAATGGCGAAGGCGGGCCGGGTCAGGCTCTTTTCCACGATCCCGGTCAGCGCGTCGAACGCATCGTCATGGGTCCACTTCACGCCTCGGCCGGCGCGGGTGACGTCCTGGTAGAACTTGGGCCAGCGATACTGCCAGCCCTCGGGGAACAATACGCAGTTGCAAACGCTCGCGGCGTTGGACAGAATGCGGGCTGCCTTGTTTTCGGATTGATGGAACCATTCGACCATGGTTTGACTATTGCCGTTGGCGCGTAGGATCTTCTCGACGGCGCGGGCAAAGCCTCGGCCGCCGTTGTTGCTTTCGATGCGCGCCCGCTGCACCTTGCGCTCGGTGAGCATTCGGGCGGTCTGCGGCTCGGTCGATTCCATCGCGTCCTGGGTGTAGATCACGTCCAGAATGTAGGCGAGGCCGGAGGCGACGCCGTAGGTGATCGAGGCGAGATAGTCCGCGCCCTCGTCAGCGGTATCGGTGTAGTTTTCAACCTTCTGGAACTTTGGCGCGTCCTCGATGCGGTAGGTCTTCAAGGCTGGATAGAGCTTGTCCGTGGAGTCGTAGGGCTTTTGGTCGTAGTTGGCCGCATGGATGACCGGGTCCGTCTTCTCCCTGCGCTCGATGTAGGTGGCGGCGTCTAGTACGGCGGGGCAGAGCATGTCAGCGTCCGTCGGCGTTTCGGCTCCGGTCGTGTTGGCCGGCATAAGGATCACGTGCCATTTCTCGGGCTCGCGCTCCAAGAGCTTCCCGCATAGGTCGCCGGTCGCCCAGCGCGTCATGATGATAAGCTGCTTGGCTCCGGCCTCAAGGCGCGACAGGAAGGTGTTCACATACCAGTCCCAGTGGCCTTCGAGGGTGTACTCGTTAAAGGCTTCCTCGCTCGATTTGACAATGTCGTCGATGATGCCGCGCGTGCAGCCGACGCCGGTTAGCGTTCCGCCTGGAGAGGTGGCGAGGAAAGAGAATGGCGAACCGTCGACGCTCCACGTCTCGTATCCACCATCTCCGGCCTTCACCTTGGTCCTGGGGAAATAGTCGCCATAGACAAGGCGCGGACCCGCTTTGACTTCCTGCATCGCGTCGCGGACGCCTCGGGCGAATCGCCCGGAGAGCTTTTCGTTGTACGAAACGCACGCATAGGATTGCAGCGGGTCGCGCCCTAATTCCCATTGGACGAGGCCGATGACGGAAAGCGTCTTCCCGTGGCGGGGCGGGACGTTGAGCATGAGATTTCGCACCGGCTGGCCGTGCTCATCGAGCAGCTTGTCCTCGACGAAGGCTTGCAGGGTGTCGCAGAGCGAGCGGAGGTGCGGCTTGTCGGGGGTGAAAAAGCGGGGATACTGGTTGCGCATGTACTCGTAGAGCGAGAGCCGCCCGGCGAGTGTTCGGATTTCGAGAGGGGAAAGGGCCTTCACTTGTCGGCCTCGGCGAGGGCTTCGTTGGCAGCGCAGATTGCGGCCTTTTGCTTGTCGGAGAGGGTGGAGTAGTTTACGTCGACCACGGAACCGCCAAGATTGACACCTTGAACGTCTACATAGCCGGCGTGATTCTTGAGCCAGAAGATATGGCCGGCTGCCGATGATTCGTATAGCCCCGCCTCATGGCAGGACTCGATATAGATCCTGGCTTTTTTTATAACGCAAGAATATTTGGATCCGCGCTTCTCTTGATCATAAAGGCTCTGCCTGTCGCAGAAGCCAAGAGCGTAGGCAAGGCCGGCTACCGTGGGCGGCTTCATATCGCCTTTAAGGCTATCGAAATAAGCGTTTATTGCTTCGGCGAGAAGTTCGGCGGATTTGTATTTCGGAGGCTGTCCGGCTTTTGAGCCTTGTTTAGTCTCATCGTCCGCCACATCCGCCCCTTGAGCCTTGCGGCTCCGCCTAAAATTTCCACCACGCGCAAAAAAGAGACCCTTCTAGTTCCTCTATACACCATAACTTGTCGCATTACTACATCATTTTTCAAAGTTTTTTAACGGATCGTGCTTTTTTCGGGAAGTCGGGCGGGGGATTTCGAGGTCTTGCGGTAGTCGTTTCCGGTGAAATGAAGGACGAGGCCGCTCTCAAAAAGGCGGGACATGACATCTTCGCCGATGTAGTTGTCAAAGCAGTTCGGGCAGCCGGTAGGCGAGGGGCAATCGCGGCGAAGGTGCTTATTGCTAATCAGGATCGTCGGGAGGTTGCGGACGTGGCGCTTGTCGATAATGTACGAAAGCCAATCAAGCTCGGCGCCCGAGCCCTTTGTCCGACCGATTTCGTCGATAACAAGGATTGGCGTCCGGGCGAGTTCATCGACTACCTCCAGCTCTGTCTCGGCGGCCCTCGGCGCGTAGGTCGACCGGATGCGCGTAGAAATCTCATACATCGAGTAAATTTTCCCGCGAAGCGCCTTCACCGCGGCGACGGCAAGGTGGGTCTTCCCCGTCCCGTTCCCGCCAACCATTACCAGCTCGCGGACTTGGCCGTCGATGAGATTCTGAACCAGGCCCGCGTTCTTCTTTAGCTCGGGAGTCGTGGCGATAAAGGTTACAAGGCTTGCCTGATAGTATTCCGGCTCGATGTTCATACCCCTAAATTCAGCAATACAGCGTTCACGCGCTTTCCGCCCTTCCTCTTGCTTCTCGCGCTCGAAGTCTTCGGCGTTGCACCTTGGACACCGGCCCGTAAGGCGCACACCTCCGGCCATGATTAGGTTCTCGTACTCGATTCCATGCTTCGGACATACTACGATCATAGTCAGCCCTCCCTAATGTCGAACATCGGCCGCGCTATCTTGAACTTCGGCGGCGAGTCTCCATCGCGCGGCTTCTCCCAATTCCGAACCGCCGCTTTCCAGTCCTTCATCTTGTTCTTGCCGACCATCCAGCCCTTCGAGGTATAGAAGTCAAGGAAGCGGCCAGGGTCGACGGAGTTGCTCCGCTCGGTGCAGTAGGCTTGCACCTCCGCATAGGTCGGGGGAGTGAACCGGAAAGGGGAAGGATCAGGTGTCGGTGCCGCTTGCGGCGTCTCTCTCTTAGAATTAGAATCAATATCAGAATCAATATCAGAATAGTTCGAAGGGTATGGATAGCCTTCGATATGGTATCTATATCCTATCGATACCATATACTTCACAATATCGGCCGGAAGGCTTTGAATTATGGCGTCAATTCCCTTCTTGATCTTTGAACGATCTTCCGCTTTTTGGTGCTGCGGCCATGATGGAAGCACAATGTATTCGTCGTAAATGTACGCCTTCCCGGCTTTCTCAAACTTCCCCAGGATATGCCCTACCGTGTCCGCGTTGAATCCGGTATCAAAGCACATACGGCGCACTGTGATCTTGTAGACTCCTGCGATGTTTGTTAGTGGATTGGTCATTAAATACAGGTAAAGCAGCTTCTCGGATGGATCGAGCGTTTGAATCCATTCATCATCCCAGAAGCTCGTTGAAATGTACCGCTGGGTTGCCATTACGCTGCCCTCCTTTCCGTTTCCGGCTGTGGGCAAAAGAAAAGGGCATCATCCAAGGCAGGCGTGGTGAGCGCCTTTGATGCGGGTGTACGCCCGCGCCTTAAACAATGCCCAATAATACAACTTCGCCCGCTCGTACAAGCGGGGGCGCCGGGGGACACCACTCCGCCCGACATTGTTGAGTATACCGCCCCGGGGGATTCTTTACTATGGGGGTTTTGAAAATTTCTTGCGGCGATCATAGGCCGAGCTCCTGCGGCACGGCCTTGGCTCGCGGCTCGTCGAATAGGCGCGGCGCTTCGGTCTTGGCGATTAGCTCAAGCGCGGCATGGTAGAAATCCTTTTTTATCTCGAAGCCGTAAGCCCTTCGGTGCAGATTCTTCGCGGCGACGAGCGTTGACCCGCTTCCGGCCACTGGATCTATCACGACATCGTTGTAGTCCGTAAACACTTCAATGAGGCGTTCTAGCAGCGGAACTGGTTTCTGTGTCGGGTGGATCTTTGGCGTGTCGTCCGTTCTCGGCCAGTCGAAGCAGTTAAAAACCATGTTCCCGTGATTGTTGAATTTCGGCAGCTTGTCGCGGTAAAGCAGAATCGCATATTCGCAGTTGCCGACGATGCGCATATTCGCCTTCAGTACCTGGGCGGAAAAGTTCTTCCTGAAAACGAGGTTGATATAGTTGGCGAGGCCGTGCTTTTTTGCTTCTTCAATCAGAATAAATTGCTGCTCAAAAGAGCAAAACACAATCATGCAGGGCGCCTTTCCGCGATCCTTTGGCTCGTGTATAAGCATCCGAGAGCAAAACGCCATGAACTCGGGAATTCTAAAATCAAGGTCAGTATCGAAAAACGTAGTGCCGGCTAGGGCGCTTTCGCCGTTTGCGTTGTCGCCATCGACGTACCATGAGGGGTTGGACCCGTAGGCATTGACGCCGACGTTGTAGGGTATGTCAGCGATAATAAGCTGAGCCTTTGGGATG